GTGCTCGGCAAGGCGGGAGAGATCGGCGGGCTCGTAGCTTTCCGCGTCGGCCGAGAAGGCGAGCTGGTGGAGGCGGGAGCCTTTGCGGTCGGTGAAGAAGATGGATTCTGCGGCGAGGAGCGGTCGGAGGGTGGAGGAGCCGGTGGCGGCGTAAGTGCGGGCGTTGAAATTAGACGGGGTTAGGGCGGCGTCTGACGTTTCCGAACCGGCTACCCATAGGGCGACGGCCGTGCCGATGAAAAGGCGGCGCTGGGATTCGATCCAGCGGATGGGGTATTGGTAAGGGGCGGCGAGGGTGACGAAGATGGAATCCGTATCTTCGACGCCTTGCTCGAAGTTGAGTAGGTCGTCGGTTTGGGAAAGCCAAAGGGAAACGGGTTTTGCGGAAGTGCCGGCGAAGGCGAGGCGGGATTCGTGAAGGGTGAGAGTGCTAGGGAAGCCGCGGACGGTGGAGAAAGCGCCTTCGCTCCAGTCCGGGGTGAGGCCGGACATGACGGGCGTGAGGGCGGTGCCGGTTAGGACTGCGCTGTTGACGTAAGTGTCGGCTTGAACGTAGCCGGATATGGATTGCTTTTCTGGGGTAAGGACGGCGCGCTGTCCTCCGCTGGCGGCGGTGGAGCCATCCTGGATAAAGAACAGCCGCAAAAGACATGGCGCATCCTCGGTGCCGGAGTCGGCGATGTTGCGGTCTGCCTTTGCTTCGTAGCTGCGGATGGTTTCCCATGTGAGGCCGTTGTCGTCGCTGCGTTGCACGTTAAACACGCCGCTCCATGTGCCGTAAGTATTGATATTCCACGCGCCTTGCATGGCGATGGGCTGGGATCCGGTGTTGTTGTTGCCGGTGAGTGCGCCGTGGGAAATCTGGAAATCCTTGTCGTCGCGGCGCGGGGAGAGTTTCCATGCGGAGCCGGGCGAGTCGCTGCTGGATCCGTGGCCGGTCTCGAAGAAAATGACGGGTTCCCATTTTGTCGTATCGGTGAAATCGGTGTCGAGTCCTGAGTTCCATGAGACCGGGAGTCCGGTGGTGGGGCTTGTGCCGGTATTGGTGTAGGGGGTGTCGCTCGGCTGTCTCCATGCAACATTGAACGAGCTTTTTGCCAGATAGGCGGTGCCTCGGAAGGAATAAAACTGCCCGGCCACGATGGCGAGATGGATAGTGCCGGTGGTGTTGGTAGGGTCGTGGTTGGGAAGGTTGAAAACGTAGTCGTCCCAACGCTTTGAGTCCCATGGGAAGCTGCGGATGTATTGCCAGTTTGAATTACTGGATGTGTTAGAAGGGCTGTTAGCTTGCGAGGATCCGCTGATATTTCTGTGGATGTAGGTGCCGTCGGTTCCGTAAGCGCCCGACGGGATGGCGTAGCCGATGGTTCCTTGCACACTCGCCCATTTAGAAACATATCCGTATTCCGTGGCCTGGTAGGAAATTGGGCGCTCATGCCATGAATCCGGCGTGTGCGCCTCGATGCAAATGAAGTTTCCGAATCTGGGAGCCCTTTCCATAACAAGCGCGTGCAAAGGCACGGTTTTTACGATTGGGATAACGCGGTCGTTAATGTGAGAAAGCAAAATAGAATCTCCCGTGGAGTAGAGTTTGCGCCGCCATAATCCTTTCCAATCTGCGCCGATACCGGGGCGGGACGCGGAGCCGGATGTGTGCGCTACGGTGCATTGCCATTCCGCGCCGCCCTCATAGACGACATTGCCGACGACGTAGCCGGTGGACGTTACCCATGAAGCGGCGATGGGGTTGGAAAAGACGGAGAGTTTAAGAAGCGGATCGGCGTTCTGGTCGAGGACGGGCGGCTGGGTGAAGGGGATGAATTCCTTTGTCCAGTTCGTATCGGATACGCGGGAGATGCGGAGGGGGTGGGTGTCCGGGTGGGTGATGAAAAGGACGTCGTTGACGGCCTCGATCTGGAGCTCGCGGAGGGGAGCCGACCAGAATCCGGTGGTGGAGTCGCTGGCGGTGGGTGAGGTGGAGGTGAGGATGGCGATGGTGTCTGCCACGGTGCCGTTTTCTCGGTAGATGGTGAGCAAGTCCTCGGTGAAGTGGAGGAGGTAGCGGGAGCCATCCGTGGAGATGAACGGGTGGAGGTGGGAGTTTTGCGGGGCGGCGGTGGACATGCCGACATGCAGGAGGCCGGGGCGCTTACTGATCGCTCCGTAGGGCGTGGCCGTGAAGTTCTCGCAAGTCTCGGCGGAAGCCGCGGCTTTTTCGAGGTCGATGCGGTGGCGGAGGTAGGGGGAAACTTCGCCGTTGTTAAAAGAGAGGAGGGTGGGGTTCATAGGTCAAAGCCCGGGCCGCCGTTGTTGCGGAAGCGTGAGCGGTAGAGGCCGGATTTCATGGCGAGGCGGCGGGGGGTCATGTTCTCGCCGGATTGGGTCTCGCGGGTGTCCTTGGTGAGTGCCTGGTTGAGGGCGAGCTTGTGCTTCTGGAGGAAGTCGCTGGCGGTCTGCTCGCTGCCGGTGATCTGCCTGGCCATGTCCGAGGCGAGGAGGAGGGTGAAGGCGTTGATGAAGCTCGGCGGGTAGGAGGCGAGCGGCGGGGCGCTGGTGATGTAGTAGAGATTGAGGGTGTCCTCGGTGTCGGCGAGGAGGTATCTGTCCACGATCTCGAAACGCTGCAAGGCGGTGTCCGATGTGGTGGCAAAGCGGAGCACGCGGAGGCAGGCGGCGGGGAGGTCATAGGCGACTGTCCAGGGCGCAAAGGCGGTGGAAAGCTGGGTGGTGACGGCGGACATGGCGGCGTCAATAACCGTCCAAGGCTCTTGATAGGGAAACGCGGTGGCGGGGAATGTGGAGGCGGTGCGGGCGGCGTAGATCGTCTGCGGGGTTCCTCCGCCGTTCACGCATGAAAGCTCCGCGTAGGCGGTGGCGGCGGCCTTGGTGAGGGTGAAAACCAATCCCGCTGCGTCCGTGCCGGTGTAGGTGGTGGCGGCGGCGGTGTAGGTGGTGAGGGAGAGGGCGACGGTGTGGGTGGTAAGTCCGCTGGAAAAAGTGCCGCTGGCCTTGGTGTAGGTCACGGTGACTTTGGAGGGGATGAGGCGGGTGAGGGCGCGGGCGAAGTTCCAGGGGTGGGTTTCGAGGAGGGTCTGGAGGGTGTTGTCGTAATGAGTCCGCGCGACGGTGGCGGCGGTCGTCGTGTCCACATCGATGTCGGTGGCGGCGGGCTCGCCGAGGTGGGAGAGGGCGATGTTGGCAATCTGCGTTTTTGTCATGGCGGCAATGTGGAAAGTGAAAAGCCCCGCCCACGCGAGGCGGACGGGGCTTTTCGGTGGTTTCTTCCCCCCGGAAGATTATTTGGAACGGTAGGCGATGAGGAACGTGAGGACGGTCGCGTCGGTGATCGTGGCGGCGGTCATCACGGTGGCATAGATCGCGTCTGCGGCGGTCTCGATCCGAACCGGCGTAGTGACGGCTGCGGGCAAGGTGCCGCTGGTAAAGGCGATCTGGCCGCCGGCGGAAAGCGTGATCCCGTCCGCGTAGGCGTCTGGGTTCGCGGCAAAGCCGATGTCCAAGGTGAGGGTGGTGCCAGGATCCGCCGAGGTGACGGAGCAAAGCTGCGGCACAACAACAGCGCCGATGGGCAGGAGCCCGGCGGGGATGATGTTGAGGATGTCGTTGGCGGCCGTGGTGCTGGGGATGGTCACGTTGGCGGTGGCGACGGTGAGTTTACCGTTGGCGTCGTCACCATTGCGGATTCCCGTGGAAACCTTTTTGGTGGCGAAGGCGGTGGCGATGTTGGAATTGAATGTGGGCATGGTCGTGGAGTGTTCGAGGTGAGGGTTGCCGGGGGCGTTATGCCCCCGGCTTGGTTGGGGTTAGAGGACGGCGTTGATTTTGACGACTTGCGACTCCTGACGGCGGCAGGCGTTAAAGGCGTAGGACGACTTGAACTGCACGGCGTGGTCGAGCTCGGGCAGGATATCGACGTTGACCTTGAGGTCTTGCCAGATGTCCAGGTAGAGGCCGTCCGACGTCCAGATGGCGGATTCCGCGATGGTGCCGCCGGTGTTGGTGGGCAGCGCCTCAATGGAGATCCAGTTGACGCCGAGCCAATAACGAAGGCCGCCGTTCTCGTCATAGACGGGTGGCATGAAGTCCTTCGAGTAGAGGCGGTCGCCGGCGTTGGTGTTCGCTGCGTGGAGCAACTGGGACTCAAGCTCGGAGTTGAGCAAGCCGCAGAGTTTCACGCCGCGCGCTTGTGCCTCGCTGTTCCAGGCCTCGGAGGCGCGGAGCTGGCGGACGGCCTCGATGACCTTGGAGGCCGTCATGCCGCTGTTGGCCGGGCTGCCGGATGCAACGAAGTCCACCGCAACGGATTGCGTGATGGCCTGCGTGGTGGATCCGGTGGCTCCGACGTAGTTGGTGCCGAGCAAGCCTTCGATGAGGATGGAATCAAGCTGGCGGCCATAGGCGGCGGAGTGCTGGACGATGTGCGTGCCTTGTCCCATGATGGTGGGGGCAAGGGCGATTTCGTCCCATTGCGGCTCACTGGTCAGGGCGCGGAAGGTGCGCATGTGGTTCCAGCGTTTTTGCGTGTCGAGATCCTTCTGAGTAAGGCGCTCGTAGCGGGTGCCGGTGGTTTCGCGGGCGGTGATACTCTCAACCTGGTTGTGAGTCTTGGCTTCGCCTGTGCAACCGGTAGTCACAACCGCGCATTTGCGGAGGCGGGATACGGTCTGGGCGACGAGTGGTTCGAAGTTCTTTCCGAACTGCGTGGTGAAATGGTCTGGAACTGCAAGTGACATGGTGGTGGTGGTAGTGGTTTGGTTGGAAACGGTTGGTGAATCCGTTCGCGTCCGGTTGTCCTAAAAGGGGCAGAGCGAGGTGCGGCTGTGCTTTAGGACAGGGCGGCCACTGGTGCCGGTTGTCTGTCTTGCGTCGGTGATGAGACTGCGGGAAACGCTGTGAATCCGCTATTGAAGCGGGGAAAACGAAAACCGCCCGCCCCCTGCGGACAGAGGACGGGCGGAAAACAACACAACGCTGAGATTATTTCTTGGCCTCGCCGAGGAGCTTGGTGACGAGCTGGTAGGCGGCGGGGTCGCCGTTGGCGTAGCGCTCGCTCCATTGCGAGTCTTTGCCCGAAATGATGGAGTCCGCCCGCTCGGCGGCGGAGCGGAGATCGCCAAAGCCTGCGGGGGCTGCGACGCTATCCTCGCGGGTGAGCTTTGCCACCTGGTGCATGATGCGGGCGAAGGCGGGATTGTTGGCGAGTTCCTTTACGGCTCCCTCCTCGATGCCTGCGGCCTCGCCGAAACGCTCGGTGAGGTGGCGGACGGTGGAGAGGTTGCTGGTGTAGTCCCCTTTCCACTCGGTGATGAGGGAGGAGCGGGCTTCTTCCTGCGCCTTGGCGATGGCCTGCGCGTGTTCGCTGGCTTCGGCGCTGGCGATGGCAAGCTGCTTGTCCATGAGCGCGCGGAGGGCGGGCGCGGGGACATGGTGCTGGTGGGCGAGCTTGGCGAAGTCTCCGGCGAGGTCTGCGTTGAAGCTGACGCCTTCCGGCAAGTTTTCCGGGACGGGGAGGTTGTAGCCTTCGGCGGTGGCTGGCACGTTGGCGAGCTGGCGGAAGCGTTCCACCTGGTCGGGCGTGGCGGTGGCGTCGGGATACGCGGGGCCGGTCTGGCGGAGGTGGACGTAGGATTTCAGAAGGTCGCCGGGATTTTTGAAACGGGCGGCGGTTTCTCCGTAGGCGCTGAATTCATCGCCGAATGCTTGGTGCCAGTTTTCCGTGAATGTGCCGTCGTCGTTGAAGGCGCGCGGTGCGGCGGGTGCGGCGGGTGCGGCGGGCGGCGTTACGATTTCGGCGGCGGGTGGTGCCTCGGGCGCGGCGGGTGCTACGGGCGGGGCTTCGGCGGGTGGTGCTTCGGGGGTCTCGATCA